GTTTACCCCCCCCCATGATGCGCGGCTTCTCCTTTTTCCGGGATTGATGATGCCCTTGCAGCTTGCCTCTGACCGAGACGAGTTGGAGGCGGCCAACGCGCCGGTGCGATGGAATCGTGCACTTGAATCCCGCTTTTTGGGCGCGTTGGTCGAGGAATGCGACGTCAGTCGGGCGGCTCGCTTGGCAGGGGTTTCTGAAGCTGACGCATGGCAGGCGCGCCGCAGGAACAAGCGATTTGCAGGGCAATGGGACGAAGCGGTCGACGCCCTCTATGACCGGGTGGAGCTGGTTGCGCTGCGGCACTGCCTGACAGGCGCAACACGAACCGAAACGGTTTGTGATGAGAATGGCGTCGTCAAGCAGGTCAAGACGGTGCGGAGTTTTCCGTTCGCGGAGGCCCTGCGGTTGCTACAGGCGCGGGCGGACCGCGATGAGGTCGCTCGCCAGCGCACAGGGCAGGCCGAAGACCAGGATGACGCGGTCGCAGAGCGCGTGCGCCAACAGATGGCGCAGGTGCGCATGCGCCTTGCCGCCCGGATGGATAGTATTGCCCCGGCCAATGGCGAGGCGGACGACGCCGATGAGAAATGACGACACGGGTCTGCTCGCCGACCGTTCGGATTTCGATCTGGTCAGCGACATGGCTGAGACGGACCGCAAGGCGCTCGTCCGTTTGCTGGGCGGGGCCGGCCTCGTCCGGCTCGCCGAGGCCTGGGAGCATCGGGCGCGCCCTGCGCAGCTGCCTCCGCCCGGGGACTGGCGCGTGTGGCTGGTCATGGCCGGGCGCGGCTATGGCAAGACGCGCATGGGCGCCGAGTGGGTCCGGTCCATCGCGGAACAGGACGGGTCGGCCCGAATCGCACTGATCGGGGCAAGCCGGAGCGATGCTCGGTCGGTCATGGTGGAGGGGGAAAGCGGCCTTCTGTCGATCGCGCCAGCCCATTTGCGGCCAGACTGGCAGCCCTCTCTGCGCCGTTTGCGCTGGCCAAGCGGGGCGGTGGCGTCGGTCTATGGCGCAACCCATCCGGATGCCCTGCGTGGCCCCCAGCATAGCCATGTCTGGGCCGATGAAATTGCCAAGTGGATGCATGGCCTGGCGACATGGGACAATGCGATGATGGGTCTGAGGCTGGGAGCGCAGCCGCGCGCGCTGGCGACGACGACGCCGCGTCCGGTTGCGTTGTTGCGGCGGCTATTGGCGCAGGACGGGGTTGTCGTGACGCGCGGCCGGACGGTGGAGAACCGGGCCGCCCTGCCGTTTGATTTTCTGGCGGCGATGCACCGGGATTATGCCGGGTCGCGGCTGGGCAGGCAGGAGCTGGACGGCGAGTTGCTGTCCGATCTCGAAGGCGCCTTGTGGACGCGCGACACGCTCGAGGCTTGCCGCGTGCATGCAATCGAGGGCGACCCCCGGCAGCCGACATCCTTGCTGCGCCGGGTCGTGATCGGTGTCGATCCGCCCGCGTCGAGCAATGGCGATGGCTGCGGGATCGTCGTGGCCGGGATTGACGCAGAAGGCCGCGCCTATGTGCTGGAGGACGCCAGCATTGATCGCCCAGCGCCCGACCAGTGGGCGCGGCGAGTGGCTGATGCGCTGCGACGCTGGCGGGCGGACCGGATTATTGCCGAGGCGAACAATGGCGGCGCCATGGTGGAGGCCGTTCTGCGGGCCGCAGAACTGGACGCGCCGGTCAGGCTGGTGCACGCTTCGCGCGGCAAGGTGGCGCGCGCTGAGCCGGTCTCGGCATTGTATCAGGCCGGGCGGGTCCGGCATGCGGGCCTGTTTGCCCGGCTTGAGGACGAGATGTGCGGCATGCTGACGGCGGGGGGCTATGCGGGACCGGGTCGATCGCCTGACAGGGCCGATGCGCTGGTCTGGGCCTTGACCGAATTGATGCTTCGACGGGCGGGCACGCCAAAATTCCATCTCGCGTGAATAGGAGATGAAACGGGCGATCGACTATGCTAAACGATTCGTCCAGATAAAAGAGAAGACGCTGCCGTGGACAAGATTTTGGAGTCCATTGCGGAATGTGAGGGTCTGCCGCAACTGTGGCGGACAATGCTCACATTCTTTCGCGAGAGAGGCTTTGGCGCAGTTTGCTACATGGCTTATTTCGGCTCGTCTGTTGCACATGCACAAAGCGATTCAATCCAGTCTTTTTACCATGGTTTCAAGCCTGAAGCGATCAAGGCCTATCTTGAATCCGATCACGACCGCCTGGATATCGTACCCCGATTGACCATGGCGCTGGGCAAGCCGGTCCACTGGAAGGATGCCTGGGAAAACACCGCCATAACCGAAGAAGAGCGCCGCTTTCTGACGCTGATGCGCGAAGTGCAGCTGGGTGATGGGTATGGCCTGCCTTGCTATGGCCCCAAGGGCAGGGATGCCTTTGTCGGTATCGGCGCGATGGCGCAAGATGCTCTGACGGACGAAGTGTCCCTGCGGGAAATGCACATGCTGGCGCAGGCCGCGCACTTGCGCATCTGCGCGCTCACCGATGCGGGCCTGTCGCCGGAACGTATCCTGTCGGCGCGCGAGCGGGAAATCCTGGAATGGGTCGCGCGTGGCAAGAGCAACGGCGTGATTGCCGAGATCCTCGGCCTGTCGATCGGAACGGTCGATACCTATTTGCGTCGCACCTATGACAAGCTGGGTGTTTCCGACCGGACGTCCGCAGCCGTGCGCGGCGTGGGCATGGGCCTGATCGCCGCCTGACGGTGTGAAAGCCGGACGGTGCGTCCGTCCGAAAACTGAATCAAGGGAGCATGAACATGGCATGGTTTGGCCGTAAGGCCGCGACACCGTCGCGGCCCGCATTGTCGCGCGCCTGGATGAACGGCACGGCCGGAACGTTCGGCGAATGGCCGCAAAGCTATGACGCCCAATTGCGCGCCGCCATATTGTCCAATCCGGTATCGCAGCGCGCCTTGCGGCTGGTGAGCGAAGGGGCAGGGAGCGCTGCTCTGGCCGCTTCCGGGGCGATCCCCGGTGACGGGGCGCGGGCATTGAAGCTGGTGACCGCCCGATCCGCCGGGCAAGGCCTGATGGAGACGCTCGTCGCTCACCTGCTGCTGCATGGCAACGCCTATGCGCAGATCGCCTGCGACGCTGACGGGGAGCCTGCGCGCCTTTTTGCCCTTCGGCCGGAACGCGTAACCGTCGATCTGGATGCGTCAGGCTGGCCGATTGCCTATACCTACCGGGTACTCGATCGCATCGCGCGCTATCCGGCGGAGGACGCGACCGGGCGCACCGCCATCGTGCACGTCAAGGCGTTCAATCCGCTCGACGACCATTATGGGCTCGGCTGTCTGGGTGCGGCGGCCGGGGCGGTTGCGATCCACAATGCGGCGACGCGGTGGAACAAGGGTCTGCTGGACAATGCCGCCCGGCCATCCGGTGCGCTGGTTTATGACGCGCCCGACGGCGGCAACCTGTCGCCCGACCAGTTCGACCGGCTGCGCGACGAGCTGGAGCAGGCGTTTCAGGGCGCTGCCAATGCCGGACGGCCGATGGTGCTCGAAGGCGGGCTGAGTTGGCAATCGCTCAGCCTTTCGCCGCACGAGATGGACTTTGTCGCACTCAAGGCGGCGGCCGCGCGCGATATCGCTCTGGCGTTCGGGGTGCCGCCGATGCTCCTCGGCCTGCCCGGCGACAATACCTATGCCAATTATCGGGAGGCGAACAAGGCGCTGTGGCGTCAGACGATCCTGCCACTGGCGGGCGCCGTGCTTGGCGCCATTGCGCAAGGGCTGTCGGGATGGATGCCGGACCTCGGTCTGTCGGTCGACCTCAACCAGTTGCCGGCGCTCGCCGATGACCGCGCCACCCTGTGGGACCGGGTGGCAGGGGCCGACGTCCTCTCGCCGGACGAAAAGCGGGCGATGCTGGGCATCGGAGCCACGGTATGAGTGGCCGGGATACCGATATGCTGGCCAGCCTGATCGGGCAGGCGGAAGGGGATGGGGCGGACCTCCTGCTGATCCGCGCAATCATCGAAGAGGCGACGAGCATCGGCGCGGAGCGGGCGATGCTGCATCTGGGACTGGCCGATCCCTCCGCCGGTGATGACGTTCGGGCGCTGCGTTCCCTGCTGCAGGGGTGGCGCGATGCGAAACGGGCGGTCGGGCAGGTTGTGCTCGCGTGGCTGGCGCGCATTTGCGTGGCGCTGCTGCTGCTGGGGCTGGCGCTTGCATCGGGGCAGATGCCATGGGGGCGGGCATGACCGGCGACGGTGCGCCAGGCGACCTCGGCTTTGCGGGCTATGCCGCCATCTTTGGCCGGGAAGACCGGGGCGGGGACGTTATCCAGAGCGGCGCCTTTTCCCGCAGCCTCGCGCGCTGGGCCGAGAGCCGATCGTCCGTGCCGCTTCTGTGGCAGCATGATCCGCACCAGCGCATCGGCGTCATCGACATGGTGGCGCAGGATGAGAGGGGCCTGCGGATCAAGGGCCGGATTACCGGTGGCAGCGCCACTGCGCGCCGTGTTGCGGCGATGCTGCGCGACGGATCGCTGGCCGGACTATCCTTTGGCTATCGCGTGATCGAGGCCGGACAGGGGCGGCCCCGGCGGCTGCTGGCGCTCGATCTGGTGGAGGTCAGCCTCGTCGCGCAGCCGATGCAACCACTCGCGCGGGTCCACGCACTGGCGGCGTGACGCGCTCCAAATTGTTAGAGCACTTTCCACCTAGGTCGTGAACCCATAAATCGGATTCTGTCAGATCGGGTCTGACGCCGTTGGTCTAAGCCTGCGCATCCCAGTCGTCCTGCTGTTTCGTCCAAGGTTGGCCAACGGCAG